TAAAACATCTCAAGTGCATGGTATTAGAGCGGCGTGTAAAGTAATGAAAACTCGTTACTCAAAACCATTCGAAGGAGTTCAAGTAGAGATTCCTTATGAAACAGGAATGAATCCATATAGTGGATTAGTTGAGTTTTTTGAGGCAAAAGGGTTACTAGTAAAACAAGGTAACCGATTGAAATATAACACAAAATCAGGTGAAGAGATGATTGAATTCCGTAAGAATTGGACACCAGAAAAACTTGATATCATTATGAATGATTGGGAAGATGATAATCTTGAAGATGAAAAACATGGATTAGAACAACAAGAATCTGAAACAGTATAAAAGGTCAATATATATAAATACATCGCTTATGAATATTAGATATTGAGGAGACTTTTTTGGAAACAGAATCACTTTACGAATTGTGGGAAAATATGCTTCCCTACATTCCAGGCAAAGATAGAATAGAAGCAGGAGAGATATTTATTAAACAGTGTGATGATTTAGGAATGAGTATTGAAGATATTGATTTACTAATTGATGGCGATGCGGTATTAGAAGTTGCACTAGATAGATATTTTGAAGACGATGATGATTATGAAGATGAAGACGATGATTGGGACTAATGAATTGGTATAGCAAAATAGTAAAAGATTGGAGTGAAATTCCAAATTGTATTCAATTTTTTGAAAATGAAATCACGGAAGCAAGAAAAGAAGTAAAAATACACGGAAACATTGAGAAAAATTCTACTAGACTTCCTGCGTATGTTGAGTTGCGTTTCGGCCAATTACAAGAGATAGAAGCAATATTAGAACATCTAAATATTCAGTTACGCAAAAAGAGAAGTGAATACTTGAGAAAGTATTTAGAAAACTATAACAAAGTTTTAAGTAGCAGAGATGCTGAGAAATACGCAGACGGCGAAGATGAAATTGTTGCGATTGGGGAATTGATAAACCAAGTGGCACTGGTGAGAAATCAATACTTAGGAATAACAAAAGGATTCGAAATTAAACACTTCCAACTGACAAATATTATTAAATTACGTGTTGCAGGGATGGAAGATTCAGAAATTACTACATATTAGGGACCTAGAGGACAATGACTGATATTTATATAGTTAAACGAAACGGAGAAAAAGAAGACTTAAATTTAGAAAAAATGCACAAAGTTGTGATGTTTGCTTGTAAAGATATAGCAGGAGTCTCAGCAAGTGAAGTTGAATTAAAATCTCATATTCAATTTTACAATGAAATGACAACTGAAGAAATACAAGAAACACTTATCAAAGCCGCGGCGGAATTAATATCAGAAGATACTCCCAACTATCAATGGGCCGCAGGCAATTTAATCAATTATCATATTAGAAAAGAAGTATATGGAGCATTTACTCCATGTCATGTATTTGAATTGGTCAATCAGAATGTTAAATCTGGATTTTATGATAAAGCATTATTAGAAGACTATTCAGAAGAAGAATGGGAAAAGATTAATGGTTTCATTAGACATGATAGAGATTTTGATATCACTTATGTTGGAATGGAACAATTTCGAGGAAAATATTTAGTTCAGAACAGAGTTACACATAAGATATACGAAACTCCACAAATGGCATATGTTCTAATTGCGGCAACATTATTCAGCAAATATCCAGAAGAAGAAAGATTAAAGTGGGTTAAAGATTATTATGATGCTATTAGCACTTTTGATATCTCATTGCCAACGCCTGTTATGGCAGGAGTTCGCACACCACAAAGACAATTCAGTAGTTGTGTATTGATTGAAACAGACGATAGTTTAGACTCAATCAATGCTACGACTAGTTCTATAGTCAAATATGTCTCTCAGAAAGCAGGAATTGGGATTGGTGCGGGCAGTATCCGTGCTATAAACTCACCAATTCGTAACGGTGACGCATCACATACAGGTGTTATTCCGTTCTATAAGATGTTTCAAGCGGCAGTTAAGTCATGTTCACAAGGTGGTGTTCGTGGTGGAGCGGCAACATTATATTATCCTGTTTGGCATTATGAAGTAGAAGACTTACTTGTATTAAAGAACAATAAAGGTACAGAAGATAATCGTGTTAGACACATGGATTATGGCGTTCAGTTCAATAAATTGATGTATGAACGTCTAATGACAGGTGGCAATATTACATTGTTCTCACCACAGGATGTTCCGGGTCTATATGACGCATTTTTTAATGACCAAGAGAAGTTTAAAGAATTATATGAAAAAGCAGAACGCAAAACGTCTCTTCGCAAGAAAACAGTGCCTGCTATTGACTTATTTTCGTCATTTATGACTGAACGTAAGAATACGGGTCGTATATATCTAATGAATGTTGACCATGCTAACGACCATGGTGCTTTCGATTCAGACCTAGCACCGATTAAACAATCAAATCTATGTTGTGAAATTAATCTTCCAACTAAACCACTGAATAGTGTCTTTGATGAAGAGGGCGAAATTGCTCTCTGTACACTAAGTGCCATCAATTGGGGAAATATTAGAACACCGGAAGATTTTCAGAAACCTTGTGAGTTGGCAGTAAGAGGACTTGATGCTCTGTTGAGTTATCAAGATTATCCACTCGTTGCGGCAGAGTTATCAACGATTAACAGGAGACCTTTGGGCGTAGGCATTATAAATTTTGCGTATTGGCTGGCAAAAAATGATATGACTTATTCGGAAACTAATTTAGATTTAGTTGACGAATGGGCAGAAGCCTGGAGTTATTATCTCATTAAAGCATCAAATCAATTAGCCCAAGAGAAAGGACCTTGTCCTAAAACAGATGAAACAAAATATGGACATGGTATTGTGCCAATTGATACTCGTAAGAAAGAAATTGATGAACTCGTTCCTCATAAAGAGAGAATGGATTGGAAATCTCTTAGAGAAGACCTTAAAGAATTCGGAATAAGAAATTCGACACTAATGGCTCTAATGCCAGCAGAAACATCGGCTCAAATTTCTAATTCCACAAATGGAATAGAACCACCGAGAAGTTATGTGTCAGTTAAACAATCTAAGCACGGAGTGTTAAAACAAGTTGTTCCTGGCATTCATAAACTAAAAAACAAGTATGAACTTTTGTGGGACCAAGAATCTCCAGAAGGATACTTAAAGATTATGGCAGTATTACAGAAGTATATCGACCAAGGTATATCAGTTAATACAAGTTATAATCCTGTGTTCTTTGAAGAAGAAAAGATACCAATGTCAGTAATGTTACAACATCTTATTATGTTTTATAAATATGGTGGAAAACAGTTGTATTACTTTAATACATTTGACGGCCAAGGTGAAATAAATCTTGATGGTGATTTAATGGACAAGAACGAAGAAGTGCCTTATGGACAATATGGTTCTCCAATAGATGATGATGATGAATGTGATAGTTGCACATTATAATAATGTAGAGAAAGAAAATGAATAACAGTTTTCACGACAACGAGGCAGAGATTACTTGCACAGACAATGGCAACGTTGTTACTGCTGAAATTGATGATTTTAGATTAGAAGACTCGCTAAACGCATTTATTGCCACTAATAAAATTCATATGAAATGGAACGGTAGTGTATATGTAGGCAACGCATTTGGTATGGAATTTACTACTAAAGGTCCAAGATACTTAGGAAAAAATTAAATGACCGTATTTAACGCAAAAAACAAACAAGACCACACGAAAGCAAAAGCATTTTTAGACCCGTCTGGTGGCGTAACAATTCAACGTTATGATACGTTGAAATACAAACAGTTTGATAAACTAACAGATAAGCAGTTGGGTTTCTTCTGGCGTCCAGAAGAAGTTGATGTTATGAGAGATGCTAATGATTTTAAAAATTTAACAGAACATGAACAACATATCTTTACATCAAATCTAAAACGTCAAATCTTGTTAGATAGTGTACAAGGTCGTGCGCCTAGTGAAGCATTTGGACCACTTATTAGTATTCCAGAACTAGAAGCATGGACTACAACTTGGACATTTAATGAAACAATTCACTCACGCAGTTACACACATATCATTCGTAATGTGTATGCTAATCCAAGTATTGTGTTTGATGAAATGATGGACATTAAAGAGATTTTAGATTGTGCTGATGATATCAGTAGAAATTATGATGAACTTATTGACCTTTCATTGAAATATAAATTGCTTGGAGAAGGCAAACACACAATCAATGGTAAAAAAGTTGAAGTTGATTTGTATGAAATTAAAAAATCACTCTATAAGGCTCTTATGAGTGTAAATATTTTAGAAGGTGTTCGTTTTTATGTTTCGTTTGCGTGTAGTTGGGCATTTGCTGAACTCAAGAAGATGGAAGGCAATGCTAAACTTATTAAGTTAATCGCACGAGATGAAAATCTTCACTTAGCATTTACACAATCACTTTTGAAAATTCTTCCTAAAGATGATAAAGATTATAAAAAAATTGCTAAAGAAACCGAAGAAGAATGTATTCAAATGTTTGTAGAAGCAGTTGAACAAGAAAAAACATGGGCACAATATCTATTTAAAGATGGTTCTATGATTGGATTAAACGCACAATTATTGAGTGATTATATTGAATGGATTTGTTGTAAACGTATGGTGGCTGTTAATTTAAAATGCCCATATACTGTCCCTCAAGCAAATCCACTTCCATGGACACAAAAATGGATAGCAGGAGCAGAAGTACAAGTAGCACCACAAGAAACAGAGATAACCTCTTATATTGTAGGAGGAGTTAAACAAGATGTATCAGAAGATACATTTGGCGGTCTTTCTTTATGATTGATAAATTATTTGAATGGCCGATATGGTTTACTTTTTTAGCAATAGTAATAATCACGGCAGTTTATATAGGCAGACAGAGTAAAAGATAATGATTGATTTAAATGAAATTGGTACAATAGATTACGAAGTCAAAGAGTTTGTTGCTCTTATACCACATAATGATGCTCATTATTGTTTTGTGCCAAGAGTTATTGACCAGAAAAATATTTTGAAATTACAAAAGATTATGATGGATATTGGCAATCATAATATTGAACAAGGTAAATGTGAAAGTTATCACACAGTAATGAAATTTGTTAACGACCATCCTATCGTGGAAATATATATAGAACGAAATATTTGACAAACTTTAAGTTTAGTGTTATACTTAAAGTAAGTCAATTATTTAGGAGAAAGAAATGACAAAAAAGGGCTTAGAATTTCAAGCATGGATACAAAATACATGGATGGAACACTTGGATGAAAAGTTGAATTGGAAGGAGTCTGTAAATTACACTCAAGCAGACTGGCTTAAGGAGAATTTAGAATTCTTAACTAACAAATTTCAGGAAGAAGTTAGAAACAAAAAATGAAAATAGTTCTCGCCACAGGCGGATTCGACCCGGTTCATTCGGGTCACATTGAATATCTTAAATCGGCTAAAGACTTAGGCGATATTCTTATTGTAGGTTTAAATTCTGATGAGTGGTTAGAACGCAAAAAAGGCAAATCTTTTATGCCTTGGAACGAACGACTTAACATTATGTCCAATTTACAAATGGTAGATGAAGTTTATACATTTGAAGATGAAGATGATACTGCTATAAATTTTATAAAACAAGTTAAAGCACACCATCCTAATGACCATCTAATATTTGTTAATGGCGGAGATAGAACAGAAAAAAATGTTCCAGAAATGATAGTTGATGATGTTGAATTTATATTTGGTGTCGGTGGTGAAGATAAAAAGAATTCAAGTAGTTGGATTTTAGAAGAATGGAAAGCACCGAAAACTGTTCGTAATTGGGGATATTATAGAGTATTACACGAGGATGGTGATGGTGCTAATCCTAAAACTAAAGTAAAAGAACTTACGGTAGACCCAGGACAATCTTTATCAAAACAACGCCATCAATACAGACATGAATATTGGGTAGTTACTCGTGGAATAGCAAGTATAGAATTAGAAGGTCAACCTAGGACTCTAGGTATACATGATACTGTAGAGATACCGACGGGATGGTGGCATAAATTAAGTAATAAGTCAAAAGACCCTTTGCGAATCGTAGAGATTCAAACAGGATTGAAATGTGAAGAAGAGGATATAGAACGTGCGCCCATATTATAATAAATATGAAAGCAACTGAAACGAATTTTTAACAAAAGGAGTAAAATATGCAAGGAAATACAAGAGTATACGATAGTAAGAATTCAATGAATCTATTGGGCTTATCTGAAACAGAAATAGCACAATTAATCGAATCATTGGCTAAAAATCCAAATATCAAAGAAGATACAAAAGAGCCAACATTAAAATGGTTACGTGAACAGTTCTCTGAACAAAAAATCGGCGGCGCATGGAAACGCAGAATCAGAGAAAGAGGCAATGTTATTTAAAAATGTTTAAACATTTTTTAATTGCAACTCTTATAACAGCCGCAATTATATTTGCTTTTATAAGATCTGTAGAATCAAATATCTCAATTGACTCTTTCGAACCAGGTGAAATTGTTTTAGCACATGAACTACTAGATAGAGACATGGCTATAATGGTATTAGGGGGTATTGACTATTATGTCGAAAGTTGTACGGCATTAACTGAACGTGGAGTCGAATATAGAAATCAAATTATTTCTTTTCATAGTATCGAAGAAGGCTTTCTGCCAATCAATCCAACATACATTCAAGGAATTTTAGCAGTTTCTGGTTATGACTGTTATGAAATGTATGAATTAATAATAGAATTAGACACAAACAATCTAGGTCTTATAGAAGAACCAGTTGTACCAGTTGATAAAGAAGAAAAAATTTCTTAAATAAATATCAATATGAGTAATTATCCTTCAAAGACTTGGTGTACATATCCCTTTTCATCTTTAGTTTTACATAATGGCGGCACATATGGTCCATGTTGTACTGCTAATGAAATGGTGGGAACTAATATAAATGACGAAGAAGTTGTTCTTAAGATGCATGACCTGAATGAAAAGGCTTGCTTTGAACCCTATGCCATGACCGCGAATGAGGCATTCGATAGTGAATTTATGAAAGACATTCGTAAGCAAATGATGAATGGTGAAAAACCAACTGCCTGTAGTCGTTGTTGGCATGACGAAAGCATTTCAATAAAAAGCAAACGTCAAGGCATGAATGAATTTTATATACAACCAAATTCAGTACAACATCCAAATAATGGTGAATTTGATTACGATATTGATGAAATGGTTAAAAATCCACGATTGCGTTCATTAGATTTAAAGTTTAATAATAAATGTAATTTGCATTGTTTAATGTGTAGTAGTGGTAGTAGTGATATGTGGGTTCCATTAGATACCAAAATGCATAATTATCTTGCTTTGCAAAATGTAACTAAAGAACAAGATTTAGACTTATATATTGACGATTCACATCGTCAATCATGGGTACCGGAAGAATTTCCTGAATCATTATTTGAAGAAATTAAATCATTAGTTCCACAATTACAAGAAATACAATGTACGGGCGGCGAATCTTTTATAAATGTACATTTTATTGAATTATTGAAATATATAATTGATACGGGACACGCAGAACATATATCATTAGAAGTAACTACAAATGGCACTAAATTTGTCACTGAGGTTATGGAATTATTAA